AAAAATAGCATCCAATACTTGTCCTGTTTTGTGTGGGAAAAAGGCCGTGGTTAAGCCTAGTCTTTGTAAAAACCCACTGGTTTTCCGTGTCCTGGTCATACGTGAGCTTCAAATAAATGAGGCTCATACTTCTTTGCAAGTGTCAGTATTTCCTTGTTTCTGTCCTCCCGGTCCATTCGTTTCGCCTTCTTCAAACGTAACCGTTGGTAAACGTTTGCTCGAATGTAACTGGGTTTTGGTAACACATAGCTACCAATCATTTGTCTCCTTGTGTTGTTCGGGTGGTGGACCAAAAGTATTCTTCGATCTTCCTTGGGATAATCAATTTCTATCATCTCCCATAGATACTTCCAGTCAAGTCCTCGTTCCTTCAATCTTTTCTGTGCTTCTGGTAACAACACATCATCATGGTCGTGAAACAAATGAGGGTAGGTTCTGCATAACCATGTTTTTCCTTCGCCTGACGGGATGGCGATAGCATGTCGATCGTCTGTTCTCTGAATGCTGTCCTCTGCTCCAAGCAGACCCGTCAAGGACAACAACGTGTATGGAATCTTCTGTAACGTCTTCATCATCTTCTGCACCATGGTGGAATTACCCGTTTGCGAGATGGTCTCGAACATAGACTCAGCAAATGCTTTCGTCATGTTCGGGGCCATGCCACAAACGAACAAAAACCACCAATGGTAGTCATCATACGTCATCACTCTGAAGTTCTTTCCAACAGCCCGCAACGCGGATACAATCTTTTCTCGTAGGGCAACGAAGTATTCTTGTCCGTGAAAGTACGCAAACCTCAGCGCGTCCGTACAGTTGTCGGCAAGGAGGGCGTCCTGATCTGGTGCAATTCTTGTCCAGTTGAGCAGTTCTAGGATAGTGGTTTCACTCATAGTTGGTACTAATATACCTTTAATTTTGTCATGTTCTTTAAACCCTTGTTTCAAAAAAAGTAGCCTTTAAAAGAGGCATACTTTTTGTCACTCCGGTTTTTTCTGCATTCGTGTAAGTGATACCATATCTTTCGAGCCATGCTGCAACAGTTTCTTGATTATACCATTCCAGGGCACCCCTCTTGACGGCAGCTATATGGTCATCGCCATAGTGAGCTACCTTGACATCTCTGTGATAAGCTGCCATGGTACTTTCCCTTCCAGTTTCCTCCGCCAAACCTAAATAGGCTAATTTCAGGTACTTTTCATTAGTTTCTGAATTGACTTTCACTGTTAAGCTATTACCCGAAGGATTGCCTGTATGTTTTAAGAAAAG